ATACAATATCCAACATTGGTACTGGTATAGGATTGTTTAAGGAAAAGATCGGTGTTGATTTAAGACTTAGAACTTTAGTTGCCGGTGCCGGAATTACCTTAACAAACAACGGCAGCGATATTACTGTTACAAATAATCGCAACATGATTGTTACTGTTAATGCTGATACTGGTTCTTTAACTGCAAATAGTCCAACCCAAGCTCTTAATATCGTTGGCGGCTCTGGTATATCTACAAGTATTACAAATAATACTTTAACTATTACTGGTTCTAATTATAACATTGAAACTGATACTTCTCCAGCACTAGGTGGAAACTTAGATCTCAACGGATTTAATATTACTGGGGGCGCCGGAACTACTGTTACTGCTGAGAATTTTGTCGGTAATTTAACAGGTAATGTAACTGGTAATGTAATTGGTAATTTAACCGGCTTAGTAAACGGTGTTAGCGTTGCTAAAATTCAAAATCAATTAGTAACCTTCGATTTTGGCCCTATTAATAATAACTTTTCCTCTCCTTTACAATGGATTGTATCTATGTCTATGCTTGATATGGGAACTATAGCTAATCCAGGTACTGTAGGGCTTGATGGGGGCGTATTCGTTTAACTCTTTTTTGCGATAAATATTGCATAGGAGCTTTAAAGAATGGGAATACCTAGCTGGGCTTATCCGTCAAATTATAACTTAGGAACTAATCCTACAACAGGTGTAGTTACACCTTTTAGCGAAAGAACAACTGTATCTATTCCAATCGTCGTTTACGATACCGAAGATGTAAGTTCTTTTGAAACAAGAATATTCGACAATGCTATAGATTCAACTTTGTTGCCAACTTACAGCGATGCATCGTTCTTTTGGGTCAAAAGTACAGGATTGCCGCAGACACAGTGGTTAGGACAGCCAACTGGCGTTAATGCATATACTCCGCAAGCACAGAAATATGTCTTTAAAATTCCTAAAGAAAGCAGAACTATTAACGGAGAGATAACTTCTGTCACTCCGAGAAAACTTTCTAATACTTCAACTAACGGTTTCTTTGGTGTTGCTGTTGACGGTGTTCCTTTTAAAAATCCAAATTCAGGAATAATTGCTGACATTGCCGGTACAAAATATACAGAAAATGCTGCTCTTTATCCTATCAAAGCATATCAAGATGATAGTAGTGATCCGTGGGGACCATTCAGTGATGGCTCAGGTGTTATAAGATCAGATAGAAAATTTTATTATCTTACTGATCCTAGATTCTTATATGAAAAGAATCCTACAAAACATAGTCCTATAATTGGATTTGCCTTTGATGGTAATCCTATATACGGCCCATATGGATATAGCAACTGGGATAATCCTAATAGTGGTGTTAGAATTATGCGTACTAGTTATAGACTAACTGAAGTGCAAAGGTCTAACGGAACTATACCTGATGGTTCATATATTGAAGATTTTGAATATGTTCCCGGCTTAGGCGACTTAGATGCAAGTAATCATCGTTGGTGTAAGACTCCAGAATATCCTAATGGTGTTCATGCTTACTTCGTAACTGTTGATCCCGACGATACTTATTTGCCAAGATATCCTTATATAGTTGGACCTAAATATTATCAAGAACCATTGCTTCCGAATGGTAATTTTAATTTCCCCGGAGATATTGCTTTAGAAGTTATTTCAGGAAGATTACCACCAGGATTAAGAATCGAAGAACTTAATATTGTTGGAACACCATATGAAGTTGCTTATGAAAAAGATTTTAGATTCGTTTTAAGAGCTACAAATTCTACTGGACTTTCTGATAGAACATATACTATAACTGTTGAAGGTGCAGATGCTCCTGTTTGGGTAACTCCTACTGGTGATTTACAGGTAGGATCACAAGGTGATAGAACAGAATCAATAGATAAAACTCTTTCTCAACCAGTTACTACTGGAGATTATATCCTTAAATTAACATCTGTTAGAGGGTTGTTAAGAAATAGTGTACCATCAATTAAATCATATCCTAATGCATTTGCTAGTGATGCTATGATTACTTCAATTGATACTATAAGTAGATCTGTATCGTTGAGCAAACCTGCCGAAACTAATATACCATGGGGTAGCAGATTAACATTTACATCAACTTATCATCATGTTAATTTGTTTGTGTTAGATGGAGACTATGTAAATTATCAATTAAGTGCTATTGATAATGATTTAGCAACAGGTCAAAAATTAACATATTACATCCCACCTAGAGGTGGAGAACTTCCTCCTGGATTAGAACTTTCAGCTAATGGTGTTATATCTGGATTTACTGAACCGATTCTAATGAATGATTTAGGTGATTACAACGGTCACTATGATATGCAACTATACGACAAGTATGCATACGACTACGGCGTAAGACCTTACAATGGTTACGATAGTTTCTTATATGACAATACTATATTCGATTATAGCGACTTAGTAAGAAACCCAAGAAAGATAAATCGTTATTATCAATTTATTGTTAGAGCATTTGACGGACAATTCTATAGTGATCGAAGATTCCGTATCTTTGTAGTTGGTGACGATATGTTCCGTTCAGATACTACAATTATGGAAGCAGGAACAGGTGTTTATACAGCAGATATAACTCCAATCAGAAAGCCAATTTGGCTAACTCCTGCATACCTAGGTAAGAGAAGAGCAAACAATTATATTACTACATTCTTAGATGTATATGATGTTAATACTCTTAGAGGTGCTATAGGTTATGTCTTAGATCCTGTTAACGATGACAGTACAGAAAGTAGACTTCCGCCCGGTATGGTCTTAGATCAAATTAGTGGCGAGATATACGGTGATGTTCCTTATCAGCCGGCAGTAACTAAAACATATAAATTTACTGTTCGTGCGATCAGATATGATCCAGATAATCCAATGTATGGATACGAAAAGTTTACATCTGATGTAAACAGTATCGGTAGCAGAGTGCTAAAATTAGATTCTGTTCTTAATTTAAGAGTAGACAGTCTTGTAACTGGTCCTCAAGGAACTAGTTATATCAAACCTGGCACAGTTATAACAGCAATCGACAGCGGTAACAAAACTGTAACTCTAAGTACAGGATTATTGTCTACTATACCATCTGGAACAAGATTTACATTCAGTTTTGTTGTAAGTTCTGCAAAAACATTTACAATAGATATCATCGGTGAAATTGATAGTACTATTAAATTTATTACTCCAGGCGATCTAGGAGAAATTCCTGCTAACTTTATTAGTGCATTAGCAGTTGAAGCTAGTAGTACTGTTACAAATGCTGTATTGAATTATACTTTAATCGGTGGAAGATTACCACCGGGATTAAATCTAGTCAATGACGGAACTATTCAAGGTAAAGTTAGACAATTTAGTGAAGGTGTTTATAAGTCGTATTGGAAAGCATATCGTGTATATGAAACAAATGATATTGTTCGCTACGAAGACAAATATTATATGGCACTAGAACCTAGCGAAGAATCAACATTTAATATCAATTCGTGGATTGAATATTATCAATTCCCAGATGGAATCTTTAAATCATATTGGAAACCATTTGTTTCTTATTTTATTAATGACATTGTTCGTTATGAAGACAACTATTACATTGCTACAGCACCGAATAGTTCTGAAACATTTAGTTACGAATCATGGAAAGTATATACCGATAAGTCAGGCGGATTAACTACATTTGATCAAAATGACACTTATCTAGACAAGTACACAACTACTGTTGATCGTTCTTATACTTTCATTGTTCTTGCACAAGATCAATTTAAACTTAGTGCAGTTACTAAGAACTTTACTATTAAGGTAACTACCCCAAATGATTTACTTTATAGTAATATCTATATTAAACCATTCCTAAAATCTTCTAAGAGATTTGAACTAACAGACTTCTTTACTAATCCAGAAATATTTGAATTAGACAAAGTCTATAGACCAAGTGATCCATCATTTGGCGTTCAGACTGAATTAAAAATGTTAGTCTATGCAGGAATTGAGACTAGAGAAGCACCCGAGTATGCTGCCGCATTAGGCAGAAGCTCTAAGAAGAGATATCGTTTTGGCAAAGTTAAAAAGGCTATTGCTAAAACTCCCGGAACTAATGATGTAATCTATGAAGCAGTTTATGTCGAGATATTAGATAATATGGAAAATGAGAATGGTAGTATTCCAAAGACTATTTCAACTAGTCAATTAACTAATATTCAAGTACACACAAAATACGCTGTTGGATCAAATCCAGCAGGAAGTACTTCAATTAAACTTAATTCTATAGAAGATCTTTATGTTGGAGATCCTGTTCTTGTAACATCTAATACTTCATATGTTTTAGATGGCACATCGATAACTGCTATTGATAGACCTAACAAAACCATAAAGATTAATAAACCAATCTTTGTTAATATTCCTTCAGGTGAAAAGTTTGAATTTGATACTGGCGGAATTAAAGTCAATCAAGGTAAGCGAGATCTTTGGGATAGCAGTATCACTGATAACAATATCACTGTTTCTGGATTAGATCAGTTAGGAAGAATCTGGATGCAGGACAAGATTATGACTGCTGATTTTAGTGGACAACTTGTTAGCGATAGTAATAAAACAAATGTCTTCGGTAATAGTACTACTAACATAAGAAAGAATATACAAAATCTCGGAGAAACTGAGAGAAACTTCTTACCGCTTTGGATGAGAACTCCACAGTCATTTAGTGGTATAGAACAAGGATTTACCAAGGGTATATTGCTTTGCTATGCTAAACCCGGCTACGGTGATCGCATTATTAATAATATTAAGAACTTAGGTATAGACTTTAAAACAATAGATTTCACAGTTGACCGTGTCATAATTGACTCTGTCAAGGGAGAATCCGGCGATAAATACATCGCATTTGCAGCAAGAGAGATTATAAATGGCTAGTAATATTAACTATACAGCAATCGACGAAACATTCCCAATCGCAGGTCGCGATAACGATAGCCAAGGCTTTCGTGATAATTATGCAGTTATTAAGAACAACTTTGAAGCTGCAAAAAGCGAAATTGATGATTTACAATTAAACACCGCTCGACTCGATGATGCTAATGATTTTGGCGGAAACAATATAACAAAAGCTAACTTCGTAAATAATACCGAGGAAGTATATTTAGGTGGGTTTGCACAGGGCTCTAATCAGGGTGCTACCACAACTACACTTATTGAAGTAAAGAACGGACCATTGCAGATCTTTACTGCTAATCCTTCTACCAATACTTTACAATTTACTGTAAGAGGATTTAGAGATTATCAAAATGGTAAACTTGCTAAAGTTAGAATTCAGTTATTCAAAGGACCTGCTTATACAAGTGATGTTTCTGTTAATGTTGAAGTAGAAAGTGCTATATCTATATTGTCCAGTAAAGGATTTCCAGATCCAATTATTCTAAGTACTAACCCGTCAGGCAGTAGTCTTATTCCAGCTGGGACTATTCAAAAAACTGAACTCGATCATACTATTAATCCAATCATTTTTGATCTTTGGTCTTACGATAATGGCTATACTGTATACTGCCAATATATTGGACAGTTCTCAGCCTAATGCATCCTTTACAATCAGATATCACAGGACTCAGTGATCAAGAATTAGAACAGAAGATCACTGAGCTCACTAAAAAATACTTCCAAGCATTAAGAGTTGTTCCAGGTGCTGCTCATCAAGTTGCTTTATTACTTGACGGTTACAAATGGGAACAACAAAGAAGAGCAATCGAAAAACAAAGAAGACCCCTCGATGATACTGACTTTGATGATCTAATCAAGGTTGACTAAAGCCATTTATTAACTTATACTTGTTACTATGACAAATGAAGTTGTACCACACTCTTGGCCCACTAAAGTTAGTTGCTTAGTCTTTGTCGAAGACATGCTCCTACTTAACAAATATAAATTCGAAATTGGATTTGACACTTCTAGCGTTAATCCAATCCTTCATGATATTGCGTTTGAAAAGGTTCAAATATTTTTTGATATTCTTATGAACAATGCAATTATTATTGGAAAGTCTGATTTCGATAATAAAACCTTTGACTTCAAAAATAACTACATCCAACTTCCAGATCTATTAAATGATCAGACTTTAGGATCTACTATATTTTCTAAATTGTCTGCTCTTGTCGGAGAGGACTTAATTATTGAATATGTAAAAATATCTAGTGAACTAGGCAAGAATGTTCGCTATACTATTGATAATAATTGTCCAGAGATTCATACACTTTTACCCGATAAAGAAGTATGGTGGGAAGGTAAAGATATTAAGTCTAACCCTTGGTGGGCAAGACCCGATACTGCCACTTACGACATGATTCTTAATCAAGAAGATCTTTATGAAGGTGATTTTTCTTGGGAAGAACACTTCGAAGAAGAAATCAAAGAAGCCGAACAAATCGGAACTAAGGGTACTAGATTTAAAATTATTAAAGGCGGCAAAGATAATAAGAATGAAGATAAACCAAGTATCTGAACCAATCTTTACATCACAAGATCTTATAACCGAAATTTATAAAGGTAACCTGTCTTTAATATCAAAGGCTAGAGTAGACCCTAATGATCTCGGTTATATGTCTTATGTTGAGTTCGTAGAAGATAATAAGTTAGATGATTGGCCTTTATCCGAGCCGTACTTTGGAGAGGTTAGAACTCAAAAAGAGTATGATTCTTATATGCAAAGTCAATGGTACATGCCTGACAAATATAAGAACTTTGATGTTGAGAATCATCTTCTTAATATGTGCAAAACTAAAGAACAAGAAGATAGAGTAAGTTTAGAACTAGAGCTTTTTAAAGATCATAATATGATACCTTTATTACAATTTTTAAAGTATTTGATTGACACTATGCAACAATCTAATATATTATGGGGTGTAGGAAGAGGTTCAAGCGTAGCTAGTTATTGTCTCTATCTTCTGGGGGTTCATAAGATCGATTCGATTAAATACGACTTAGATATCAGGGAATTCCTGAGATAGGAGAAAAATAATGGCTAGAAAAGTTTACAAAAGCATGATGGGCAAGGTAGTTGACATGGAATTACTTTCCAAGGCTAACGAATTAACCCCTGCTATTGGAAATGCTCGCGTTAATGCTAGAGGTGATGAATTAGGCCCAGGTGGCAAAATTATCCGCAGAAGAGAAGATATCGTATCTGAATATTACGATAGATTTCCAGGTGCCGTTCGTGATGAACAGTTTAAAAAGGCTCCACTACCTGCACAGCCAACTGCTGAAAAGCCGAGAGAATCATCAAGAAGAACTTTAGTTAAAAAAGAGGACAAGTAATGAAAGTAAGAGCGATTCGTGATCATGTAATCGTTGAAGATATGGAGTTCGGTGAACAACGAACTGCTAGTGG